CTGTAATGAAGGGTTGGGAGCCTTGGCATATTGCACTTAAGGATATGACTCATCCAGTTGTTAAACTGGATAACAATACTCTTAATGAATGTGTTGAGGCCTTCTACTCTGACATTGTCAGTGGTATGAAGCAATCAGATTGGGATGACATCATGATTTATGATGATATTACCACTCTGAATGGAGCACCTGGAGTTGCTTTTGTTGATAAGATCAATAGAAGCACTAGTGCAGGTAATCCATGGAAGAAGACTAAGAAACAATTTTTGCGTCCTATTCCTGCTTTAGATGGTCTTTCTGAACCTGTGGAGTTCACAGAAGAAATCATGGACCGTGTTCAAATTGTCATTGAGAATTATGAGAATGGAACACGTTATATGCCTAACTTTTGTGGACACTTAAAGGATGAAGCGACTAAATTTGCCAAAATTGAGAAGAAGAAGACACGTGTGTTTACTGGTGCTCCTGCAGATTGGTCATTTGTTGTGCGCAAATATCTCTTATCAGTGATTAGAGTGATGCAGAACAACAGATATCTGTTTGAAGGTGCCCCTGGAACTAACGCGTCTTCGCGTGAATGGGAAAATATCCGTTCGTATCTTGTTAAATTTGGTGAAGATCGCATGGTAGCGGGAGATTATGCTGCTTTCGATAAATCGATGCCTAGCACTATCATCTTGGCTGCTTTTGATATTATTCGACGCTTGTGTAAGCAAGCAGGATATTCAGAAGCTGAACTAAGAGTTGTGCAAGGTATTGCTGAAGATACAGCTTTCCCGTTAGTCGATTTGAATGGTGATTTGATTGAATTTTATGGAAGTAATCCTTCGGGACATCCTTTAACAGTCATCATCAATGGCCTTGCTAATGCATTATACATGCGCTATTGTTATGCTAAGTTGAGCCCAAACGGCTCAGCTAAGGATTTCAAGAAACATGTTGCATTAATGACTTATGGTGATGACAATATTATGGGTGTGTCGAAAGATGCTTCATTTTTCAATCATACGACTATTCAAATGGTTCTCGCTGATGCTGGTATTACTTATACCATGGCTGATAAAGAAACGGAATCTATTCCTTATATTCATCTCAAAGATTGCTCTTTTTTAAAGAGGACTTGGAGATGGGATGAGGATGTGAAGGCCTATTTGGCTCCATTGGAGGAAGACTCAATTCTAAAAAGTCTAACCATTGGAGTCCAAAGTAAAACTTTGTCGCCAGAGGCACAAGCAGTAGCTGTTATATCTAGTGCCATCTGTGAATACTTCTTCTATGGTAAGAAGGTTTTCGAAGAAAAACGGCAAATGTTTAAAGATATAATTGCAGAGAACAAACTGGAGTTTTATGTCACTGATACTACTCTCCCTATGTGGGAGGAGTTGAATGACAGATTCCAGTCAGCAGTTCCCAGAGCTTAAATCTGGGCTAAGTCTGCCGAGACTATAAACCGGTGGGTCGTAAGTCATGACCCGTGGCAACACAAAGCAAAAGAGACTCGTTAGTACTATTTACTGCTCCAACCAATAGCGTTGCGAAGCTTGGAAGTGGAGAGAGTGGAGTACTAATTGTTAACCTACTTGGGCGTTCCCCGGAATCCTTTTTTAAGGATGGTGTTAGTTGGTCACCAAACAATTCGCATATATGTATTTACGTAAAGTAGCGTTGTGCATGAATTTAATTTTACTTGGAAACAATCATTTTAAAATACAAAAATTGAATGAAGATCTTAATGGTCTTCAGAAACGTATGCTATCTGCAGAAATGCAGTTGGTAAACAACCAGATCCTCCTTGAGGAAATGGAAGCTCGTATTGAGCTTATTGAGAATCAATTAGATCATTCAACAGATCTACAGATTCAGTCGTCGGAAGAAATGATGGCGACCAGCTCCGGATCTGGTATTGATGCAACGCATGATGAGCATGAAGTTGTCGAATTTGCCGAGGGTATTGAGGATAATCAAGCTGGTGAGAGTTCCGTTTTGGATCCTATTCACACAGGCTTGGCTGAATCTTATGCTCTTAATGAGTTCATGTCACGGCCGACTCTTATTCATAGCTACACGATTCCACAGGGAGAATCTTTTTCTAATTCACGGATGTTTAATCCGTGGTTAGATTATTTTAGTAGTACTAGAATTAAGAAGAAGCTAGATAACTATGCTTATATCCGTTGTGATTTGAAGTTGAAATTTGTTGTAAATAGTTCACCATTTATATATGGTAATTATTGTGCAGCTTATCAACCACTTCAGGAATTCAACCAGGATCTGAGGCCTTCTACACCAATGGGTTACAATGAACGCCTCATGCTAAGTCAGAGACCTAATGTCATGATTGAATCGCATAAGAATAAGGGTGGAGAACTCACTTGTCCCTTCTTTTATCATAAAGATTGGTTGCCTTTAACCAATGATGATCTTGAAGAGATGGGTGAGATCACCCTATTCCAATATGCACAATTCAGAGCTGCTAACACAACTGCGACAGGTGATGTTACCATCAATGTCTATGCATGGGCTGAAAATGTTTGTCTTACAGGTGCAACTGTTCTTACTGTTCAAACTGGAGATGAGTATGGCGAAGGACCGGTACAGCGCACAGCTACAGCTGTAGCAAGTGTTAGTAGAGCTATAGAAGAAATTCCTGTAATAGGAGTTTTTGCTAAAGCCACAACATTTGCTGCAGATGCAGTTGGTGCTATTGCCGGTCTTTTCGGTTTTACTAATGTTCCAGTTATAGAAGACGTTAAACCTTTTAAAGATCAACCATATCACGCTTTTGCTTCAGCTCAAATTGGTGTCCCAATTGAAAAATTGACTTTGGATCCTAAAAATGAGCTGACTATTGACCCTGGTATTTCAGGTTTAAATGCAGATGATGAGATGGCTATTAGTTATCTTGTACAGAGGGAGTCACTACTCGATACTTCGACATGGACTCAATCCGCTGTTAAAGATGACAATGTGTTTCAGATTGTTGTTAATCCGACATCTTGTGCTCGAAATTCTGGCGCAGTATTTTATACTGCGCTTGAGACCCCTGTGGGTCATGTATCACGTATGTTCGGTAACTGGCGGGGTTCTCTCGTCTATACGATCAAGATTATTGCCTCGCCTTATCATCAGGGACGTCTCCGAGTCTCTTATGATCCACGTGGTGATGTCTTTGCAGAAGATGATACTGACAATGTGGTTGTGACTAAGATCATTGATCTTAGTATCACGGATGAAGCAGAATTTGTAATTCCATACATGCAACCACAAGCATGGCAAGAGGTAGATCAGTACTACCCACCACGTATTTTCACACATGATAATACGTATGGGTTTTCGCCACCGTATGATGATACGGTCTGTAATGGTAGGATGAGAGTTTCGGTTCTCAATCCCCTTACAGGCCCAGATAGTACATCAGATGTTGATGTGCTGTTATTCATTCGTGGTGGTCCGGACTATGAACTTGCTAATCCAGGTGCTATGCCTAACAGATGGACTCCTTTGGAGGTACAAACAGCTGATGAGATTGTTTCAGCCGATGGCAAGGTATCATACACTATGGGCGAGATGACATCTCGTCCTGTGGATGCTAACCTAGTTCATTTTGGTGAAGCGATCAGATCAGTTCGTCCTGTTCTGAGACGTACCAACTTCCTAACTCACCGTTATACGGCTAGTTATGGAGGTACAGGTACAAATTATAGAGCACATATGTCTGGAAATATTTATCCTCAACATTATGGTTATTTACCCAGGTCCTTTTATAGGGGTCCAGGTTTAATTGATGATACAACAGATTACGATATCTCATTAGCATCAGTTCATCCAATTACATGGATGGCAATGTGTTATGCGGGCATTCGTGGTTCTATGCATTATCATTATAACCAACAGGATGGGGTTGATTTCCCAGATGTAGTAGCGACTCGTGTTTTAGGTCCTGCTTCAAAGTCTTATTCAATTTCAGAAGATGCAATTGATGAGGCTAATGCGGAACCATATTCCACGACTATTAATTCTGGAGCTATGCTTCAGAATGAAAAAACTCAGAATGGTGTATCCTTTACGGTACCATTCATGAACAAGTATAAATTCACTCCATGTGGATCTAATTACTTGGGCATTGGCAATAGCACAAAATATCAATTGGTAGAGAACAATTATTTAGTTCAATACCGGATTAGACAGCAAGATTTGCCGGTCAATTACCAAACGCAAGCGCGTGTTTACGCTGGTGCTGGTACTGATTTTACACTATTGAATTTCATTGGTGTACCCCCCAAATATGCATATGATGCAGTTGCAGACGATTTATCGTTGGGGATCCTATAGGGAGAAAACCCTTAAAAACAAAAAGCCGCGCGGGATAGTCGTATGCGGTGCCTAGTCTAAGCAAAGGTGAGGTGGGTGTAGTGAAATAGTCTACACTGAATGAAGGTAAGTATTGAACTTACGTATATACACTGGGAATAGTTCCCT